ATGTTGCGTGTTCCAAAATTATGATTGGTGCTAGTTCCAGCGGAATCCGTGACCATATCAGTTTGGGTAGTGCTTTTATATATAATGGGAGTGCTGAACGGGAATGGAAATGTCATTACTGCATGGCATCCACGGTTAGCTTGCAGAATGTTCCAATTTTTGTGATAAAAAATAGAAAATCATCACCTGATGTTGTCGTTAATGGATAGCCATCAACTTTGGAAAATCCCGAAAATGTGATTGTGCCTGCCGATGCATTGTTCGTGACCTGCACAATCATTGTGTAGTCACCGGCCACTGTCGGCTTTGCCAGCGTGAAGTTTCCGCCATTGACAATGGTTCTCATATTTCCAGTTGTCGGATCGGGGGTATAGGTTCCCGATGATTTCGTGCCATCGGCAACGGCTGTAGCGGTAAAGCCGCCTGACAGGCTGTCACCTGACCGCAGCACCATTTCATTGACTGTGGCTGGTGTTAGAGCCTTAGTGTTGTCAGTACGAGCCTTTGCTTCGGCTCTAGTGGCAATGCTGATCGTGCCTGATACTGTATTGGATGATACAGGCGGGGTAGTGTCCAATACGATGTTGAATGTGTCTGTTTGTGAATTATAGCGTACTTCATAAATCACATTGGCTTGGAAATCATTGGCAACCAAATCCAATGATCCATTTTTGACAATACGTTTGGCACCAAGGCCATTTACATTCAGCGTAGTTTGCCCTGTGCCTGATGATGCAACGGATGTTTTGAAGGCAATCGGCATTCCATCAGCATATGCAGTGATTGCAGGAACTACAGAGACTGCATAGGCATTAGCCGTGCCTGTGGTGATACCAAAGTTAAATGCGCCGTCCTGTACCTGTGATGTTAACGGCAACTGGCTTCTGGCGGATGCAGCGCCATGACCGGTTAACTTGTACCCGCCCATTGGCAGATTTGCAGTCGGTTGATTGTCACCATTCTTTTGCCATGCGCCATTAATCGCATTGGCTATATCTTGGTCATGGGTATCTTGGTCCTTTGATAAAATACCAAGACCTAAGTTTTCAGCTTCTTGCCAAACTTCTGAACCTGTTCGATTGCCGTCTGTTCTAATAAACGTTTTGTTGGGGGCTGTTCCCATTAGGGGCATAGTGGAAAATACCTTATTATAGTTCTTGTATCTATATTTAGGCGTTTTCGACTTTTGGATAAAAACAACAATAAAAAAGGGATGGCAAATTGGAGTTACCCGCCATCCCAATGGGCCACTATAGAGACAACCAATAGATTGTCGTTCAGGCCGGGTTCACTATGGACTAGCTTTATCCATTGGTTCGCCGCTTTGTTTAGTCGTCAGATGACTCGTCACTGCCATTTTCCCGATTGTATATAGCCAGTTCATCATTAAGGGCAGTCGTATACATATTCACCAATTCGGACTTGGTGTATACATCCCGGATGTCTCGACCTTTCAGAGTAGCTTTTATCTGTTCGTCAAACTTTTGTTGAACCGTTCTCTCGACTTTCGTGTGCAACAAATATTCTTCAAGCTTCATCTTTAGTATTTTCAAAATGAATGTATCGGAAATGTATGTGGCATCGAGTTTGCTGATGTTTAAACGACCTTGTATAAAATTAACATGGTCAATCCGCTCACAATCAAACAATTCGTGACAAATTGCCGAAATAAATTCGTCAACATTGTTTGGCTGATATGGGAACCTTTCTCCAAGCAAATTGAGTGCCTGATTGATAGATGCCTTATCAAGTACGTTTGTGCCTTCATTCATTCTAAAATATCCTTTTCTCAAATGTTTGCCTTATCTCTGACCATCAGTGACAAACATCGTCTGATGCATACTAGATCATCTGTCAAGCAAAATTTGCGTTCTATATAATGAAAATGTAGAATGCCTACCTGTTTCTACATTTTAATTTTGTAGAATGCGAGAATACCTTGACTTAATCCGGCCTGAACCCTATCTTGGAATTATTGGAAGCAAGCCATACATGAGGAATGAACGCAGATAGACCGATGCAGAAATAATACTCCGATGATGCTTTTTTCTGAACATCATCGGCAACTTGGCACTGGAATGATTCCACCCGTCATCCAGTGTCCTTTTTTTATAAATATATAGAGAATAGAAACAAGAGTGATATTTTTATTATGAAGGGATATTAGGAATGCATAGAATTAATGCCATACAAGGACAAGAACAATCCAAGAGCAAGATATTTTAATCATAAAGCCAGAGCCAAGCGTAGAGGGATTCCATTTCTTCTAACATTCGATGAATGGTGGAAGATTTGGCAGGATTCGGGGCATTGGGAAGAAAGAGGGATCAGAAAAGGCCAATATGTAATGTGTCGCAAGGGGCCAGATATCGGCGCATATGAAATCGGGAATATATTCATAGCTACCAATGCAAGAAATTTGCATGATGCAAATGTTGGAAGAAAGCAAGGTGAAAAATCGCCTGTGGCTAAACTGTCAAATGAAGACGTGATTGCGATAAAGAAAGAATTACAAAAACCATTTTGGGGTATTCAGACGAAATTGGCTCAAAAATATGGTGTTTCACCGGTGGCGATTTCAGATATTCGTTGTGGTAGGAAATGGACTCATTTGACCGTTGACTAAGGCAGGCGCATAATCAGCATAGGGAGCATCAGTCATGACCAACACGCAATTCATCTTCTGGTCAATCCAATGGTGGATAGGGTTCTATATAGCCTATAAGTTTTTCCAGTGGCTTATGGGTTTCTAAGACCCTGTGTCGCATTGGACGTGGCTAATAGCGCATCCAACAGTTTAGAGCGGGCAGGGCTTCTAGTGACCGCTTGAGGCACCGCCTGACCATTGTTCAACATTGCCTGTAACAGCTTGTCCAGATTGGATTGCTGCATTCCCTCTGCCGCCCTTCTGGCAACATGACCAGTTACAGCCGCCCCAAAGCCCAATCCACCACCAATGACAGGGGCAGCAGGACCAAACATCAACGATGCCATGGTGCCAGCACCGATACCGGGCACCATGCCCCTATAGAACGTTCCGGCGATGGACGGCGGTCCCATCTTGCCTAGCTTGCGATAAGCGTTTTCCTTGGGTGTGCCTCTGACCAGATCGTCAATCGCCTGCTTTTCATCTGGTGAAAATAGCTTGGCAATATCAGGGTCATTCCTGAATTTATTTTTCAGGGCTTTGAATTCCTGTCTGATAGCAGTTTGGTGGCCTGCCTCTGTATAATTTGCCTGTAGACGGTCCCTTGCACGTTCCACCAAGTCATCAACAATCTTGGTCTTGTCGGCCAGAACCGATGAATCACGATATAATTTTCTGGCATCTAATAGAGCATCAACAGCTTCTTGTGATGGTCCTTTGGCAGAAGCAATATCCATTGGTGAAAGATTGGAGATATAATCATCCAAACCATCTACTAACATTTTAGAATAGCGAATCTCTTTATCTGATGCATTCTTTGGAAGGTCACGCAAAGTCTGCCTGATGTTATCAAGACCTTTTAATGTGACTGGTCCTTTTGCAACATCATCCAGCGCATTCAGTTTTGAATTTATGTTTGGAAAATTAGCGGCAAAAATTTTATTGTTTGTGCCTAATCCGGTATCATCAATAATTTTATTTCGAATTGCCCCAAAAGCAGTTTGCATCGAATCCGGCTTAACCGTGATTCCCGCATTATCTGCTTTCTGGTAGGCGGCTTTAGCTGCCTGTTTGATATCAGCCGATTTGGCTTTCAGATCATCGAACATTTGAGCCTTGATATCTGGTGCTTTAGTGCGCCGTGCAAAGGCACCAGCGCCACCGCCTACCAAGGCACCAGATAGACGTGCGAAAGGCTCAAGGGCGGTTCCCTCTGTGGCTTGGCCGAGTGACTCACTAGCAGCACCGGGCAGTGCCACATCGGCTACAGCACGTTTGGCCAGTTCTTTGGCTGCACCTTTCACACCAGCGCCAACTAGGCCGCTAGTGCCACCTGTCAAAAGACCGGGCGCAAAGGATGCGATAGTATCCGCATACTCGCCCGCCGTGGTCTGTGGTTCATAAAGTGGTCCTGTGTAGCTTTCCAGTTTCTTTTGCAGGAAATCGGATGTTGGAAAACCCGGTAGATAACTTTGCTGTCTCTCATTGCCTGTGAGTTTGTCATAGCCATGGACGAGCAAATTTTCTGCATCGCCTAACAGACCTAATGTGTTTATCCCGCCTTTGACCAAACCAACACCAGCGCTCTTAGCAATGTCCATTGCCGTTGACGACTGTTCAGCTTGAACCTGTGGCTGTTCCTGTGGTGCAGCCGGTTTATCGAACTTGTCAAAAAAATTATTTTTTTTAGGTTGGGTGTCGAATTTATCGAAAAAATTTGCCAAATTAATTTCCTAAGATTTTCTTCGATGCACCAGCACCGAATTTTTGGTCAAACTGGTCAGATAGTGAAGGGTTGGCTTTCAATGCATCGATTGCAGCCTGTGGAACACTGCCTAGGTCAACAGCGCCAGTTTTTGCCGCCGCTCTTTCTTGGTCCCATTTATCAGCCGCTTCTCGTGCTGTTCCAAGGCCATCACGCAAGCTTTCAATAATGTTGGTTCTCATGTTTCTGGCCTGTTCAATCTTTTCTGTCGAACTTCCCGGCGCTGGCAGAAGCATCTTAGTGACATTATCAACTTCATCTTTCGTGGCCGCCGCACCTGTCGTGATACGAATGTAGATATCTGCCAGTTGTCGTGCTGATTGCTCTGCTAACTGATACTGACTTGATTTCATGAATTCCCCAAGCACTGGAACATTGCCAGCAATATTTTCGGGCAACGATGTTAGAGCCTGATCGTATTCATTCAGCACTTCATTAGCTGGAACACCCAATTTGTAGAACATCAGGTTCTTAGATTGCCATTGTTCCTTAACGCCATCGCCAATGCTGATATTCTGACCGCCAGATTTTTTCCAATCTTCAATGGAACCTGTAAAACCATGGGCCTTTGCATACTCGTAATCTTTTTGGAATGCTGTCTGATCTTCCGGTATGACTCTTTTCCATGAACCATCCGGCATCTTTTGATGCCCGTTCACAATTTGTGGTTCTTTTGTAATCTGTTCAACAGCGCTCTTGAATGTTTCTGAATCAGCCGAATATGCTGCCGCATTTTCAGGGCTTACACCAAGCTTCACAAGATAGTTTGTTCGGGCTTGCAGAAGCTGTTCACGTTGGGCTTGTTCATTAGCCTTCTCGCCCTTAATCAGAGCCATTTTTTCACGATCTTGCTTGACCGCATTATAATTTTGAATGGCTGATAACAGTGCAGCCCCAAAACCACCGTTAGGAGCATCAGCCCTTACAGCGCCAGCCGATGAAAAGCCGCCAGCCTGTGCAGTTCCACCAACATTAGGTGCTGCTAATACTTCTGCCAATCGCTGTCTTGGACTATCTGTGCGGCTATCAAAAAAATATGATGGATAATTTGTGGCCAATTTATTCTTCCTTGGGGTCTATATCTGTATTTATATTATCCGGCGTTGCATCATTATTCCTAGCGATTGCGTTCATAAAATTGCGGTCATCAAAGACAGCACCAAAAATATATGTTCCTATTAGTGAAACTCCGCCAGCTATCAGGGCAATGGACACTTGCTGAAACAGAACTGTATCCGAATTAGAAAAAATTATGTATGACAACCAAACGAAAATTACGATTAAACATAGGTCAAGCCGGAATCTTCTTCTTTTCCATTCCGATTTTGGAATTTGTCTCATTTACCGAATATTGCTTTAGCCAGACTCTGTAATGTGATGCTTGGTGGAGTTGCGTTATTTTTTGCTTCCATCGCTTTTTGATAGTTGTCAAACATGGATTGGATGCCTTGACTGATGCCGTCACTTTTCTGTGCAACAATATCTGGCACACCCATTGTTTGGGCCGCTGGTGCTTGCATCACATTTGGCGCTTGTAATGCCATTGCCAATTTTCTTAATTTGTCTTCATCCATGTCTATTGTCCAAAAAGTGAATTTAATAAATTTGTGAAACTAAAGCCGGTGGTTGGTGCAGGCAGTAGCGAACCGGCTCTAATGCGATTCTTGTTTGTAAAATCTCTAAGCTGATCTTGCTGTTGCAATCTGTGCATATTCTTGGCCAAAATTTCATCGGCATAATATGGTGGAGCAACTTCCTGTGTTGGGTATTTTGCATCTGAACCAATACCACCACCGGCTAATGCAGCAGCTAGTTTTGATTGCGCTGGTGTTTCTGGTGTTTCTGTCAATGGATATTTTGCATCAGAGCCAATGCCTAAACTGGTCACTGGTTTGGGTCTTTCAGATGGAACATCGACTGAAACAGGCAATAGGGCATAAGCCAGCTTTTCAGCCGGATTGGATGGAATTGGCTTAGACTGAATAGGCTGAACTGGTGCTGGCTTGCTGACAGGTGCTGGTGCATCTGGTTTGAATATATTTTCAATTGGAGAAAAAATATTTTTTATTCCCGTTGAAATGCCATCGCCAATATCCGAAACCACGCCAGCAAAATTGGTGATCGGATTTTTGGTCTTATCCGCAATTGTCCATTGTGGTCTTAGAATGCCATCGTCTTGTTCTCTTGGAGAATGTTTTCTATTGATTGGTCTAAGTTGGGAAATTGCATATTCCGTGTTTGGCCCAAATTTTCCATCCACGGTCAATGAATTGCCGTCCAATCCACGAGCGCCCAGATTATTAAGCGCTGCCTGTACAGCGGCAATTTCTTTATCAGATGAACCGGCTGATAGCGTTGGCGCTTTGTTCAGGGCTGCATCTCTAGCAGTCATGGTTCTGGGACCGTCGATGCCATCAACCTTTAATGGGGAACCCCATAGGTCTTTGATGCCTGCATCGTTGAACGCAAGCTGCATGGCAGAAGGATCAAGGCTAGGGTTAGCCGTAGGAGTGCCTAGCACCGTTGTGCGGGCAGGGCGGATAGCCGAGTAGTCGCCGCCTAGAAATTGGTTGGTTGTCTGTAGTCGGGCTTGTTCTTCGGCATCGCCGCCGCCGTAGCGCTCAAAGCGCCGCATACCAGCATTGGCACTGGCGGCATCCGTTGCATTGCGTAGAGCGTCACCAGCGGCCTTTTCTGTGGTATTCAGTTCGTGGTTGAAAAATCCTACCTGTGCTTCCACGGATGCCGGATCGAGTCCTTGGGCCTTAGCCCATGCCCGCATGGCGTCCTGCCGGTCGCCGTTCCACTGGAACAAGCCATAGGAGCGTTCACCGGCATTATTGGTAGCGTTTGGATTGAAGCCGGATTCTCGGCTCATATTGGCAAGAATTGCTGCCTTGGCGTGTTCTGACCATCCTTGCTGGTCTAGCAGCGAATTGACCTGATCAAAGACACTCTGTTGGGTCTTATTCAAGCCAGAAGGCGTGATTGAACTGCCTGATGGATTATCGAGTAAGCCAACGGATTCACCGGCTGATTGGGCTGCATTTTTGGTTATGCCCCATGCCTTGGCCCATTGGTCACTTAGACCATTTTCCCAACTGCCTGCTTTCATTCCGAGTGCCGAACCGGCCAAATCAAAGTGCATTAAATCCATTGCACCATATTTGCCGCCTTTGCCGATGGAGCCGGAAAAATATCCGCCCCAACGCAAATCTTTGGCTAGATCGGGATATAGCTGTTGCTGGATGGAGCGCACATGATTTGCAAATTTTTGATAAATTCCAAAATTTTTTGAATCTTGGTAATCAGGAATTTCCTTACCGTCTTTGCCAATCAAAGTGATATCGACGGCATTGCCCTTGCCGTGCTGGCGTTTGTCGCCAACTCGTTTGCCTGATTTTATGTTGACTTTTGAAATGGATGGATCGTCATATGATACGATTGCCAACTGCATCAAATCTGCAAGTCTTGGATCGACTCCACTAAACGATTTACCGGGATTGTAACCTAACTCTGCCAAATTTCTGAAAACTCCAAAATTTTATTTTTTTTCAGGTTTTGGTTTCAGGTTTTCGGTTCTCTTATCAAGAGCCTTAACAGCAGCCATTGTATTGCCAAGCATGGAGACAACATCAATTGTTTCGCCATCGCCACCAAACTGTTTGGCCCAATCTTCGGCCATCGGTCCAGTACGTTCCTCTGGAACATTGAATAGAGCCTGTGCCAGAGACTTATATTTGTAGTCAGAGATTGGCAATTTCTCCATTCTTTTGAGAACGGATTCGCCTTCCACCGGGCGAAAATCTTCTTTATATTTCTTCGAGGATTTAGCTGCTAACGTAGCGCCAGCACCCAATATTCCAGCCATGCCTTGATTCTGTGCATTGTAGGCGTTGACTTGGGCATTATAGGAATTCCAATAGTTTCCGCTTACATCGGTGTTAGCGATGGCTGATGGTATCTGATTGGCAAAGCCGGGTTGCTGTACGCCGGGGGTTGCACCCTGAAACAGATTCATTTCGTCAAAGGGTAGGCGTCTTTCCTGTAGCTTGTTAGCCAAAAGGCGCTGGAACTCATTCCCGGCTGCTAGATCGGCATCCTGTGCCATACCTGTTACAGTTTCATTCTTGGCTTTTTCAAAGCGATTCATCTCATTATTGTAAATTTCCGAACCAATCGGAATGCCACGTTCTGATAAGGTTGCCTGTAGCTTTTTCTGTGCATCGTCAAATTCAGATTGCCGCAAGCCCATCTGCCTATCAAACATGGTCTTAGAAATGGCTGATGTATCAGGAATTTCGTCCAGCGAAAAACTTTCAGTTGGGAACTTGGCAAGCTGGTCAAGCTGGTGATTGGCCATCCCATTAGAGACGGCCAATTGCCGGGTTATAAAATCCTGTACTTCTGGACTGAATGTCAGTGTCTGACCTGTAGGCACAAGATCGGATTTGCCTACATTTCGAGGGTCATTCGGATCAAACAAGAATGTAGAGGAACCAAATGGCGAAAACAAATTGTATGCATTTAATCGAGCATTTTCACGGCCCGTAGCAATGTTAGATTTTGTCTGTTCGGCAGACACTTTCACCGGATCGGGAGCGGAAGGAGCGGAACCACCCATTTAGTACCTCGTTATATTATTATCGTATATTTATTTATGTTTTTTGTTCGGTCCACGTGGCCTAGCAGGCTGTAACAGCTTGTCTTTTGGCCAGCCTTTTTTCAGTCGGCTTAATAGCGTAGCCGGTATCAATCCATTATCATTGGCAACATCAGCGTAATGGCGGCGCTTACCGTCAATGTACATATAGATTGACGTGCGTCTGTTTCTCTGACTTTCCAGCCATGTCACCCAAGCGCAATTTTCCGGCGAATAGCCTTGGTCATTGTTAAGCCGGTCTAAGACATATCCATCTGGTCTTGGTCCCATGTCGGCAAAAAAATTATCTCTGCCATCTTTCCCACGCCAACGGTCACAAACTGTAATTCCACGGCCACCATAATGGCCAAAAAATTTATGATTTGGATTAAGGCATCGTGCCATCATATTGTAATAGACCTGCCGCAATGTAAGCCAATCTCTGTTTTCAGCGTAATAATGCTTTGAATATTCTTCTCTTGAATGCTTCATTTTAAATCTCCTTTTTATATGAAGTTATATATATTTATAAAATTGGAGATTTTACCGTTTCTTGTCTTATAGATTTTTAGATAGCCATTTGTTGTCACGTCGCAGCATCGAATAGATTAGAATATCTTCGCCGGGGCCAGCCCGATCACGGAGTCGACCTTCTAATTCAAATCCAAATTTTTCGATTAGTTTGATTGATTGATTATTATTTGGATGGACAGATGCGACAATTCGGCAGCAATCAAGATGGACAAATGCAAAGACTAGAAAGAGTCTGATGGCTCTACGAGTCATCCATACTTTGCCATCACCAGCCAAAGATATTTCGGCTTCCATCCCATGAGATAAAATTTTGATGTCATGGAACACAAGGCCAGCTATCAACTGACCGTCATCATTTACAGCGCCGATTGTTCTGTAGAAATCTTCGCTAATTTCGCAGGGGAATTGGCGTCTTATCTGTTCAGTGACAAAATCTTTTATTTTTTCTTTTGGTTCTAGAATGTATGTGACTGACAATGACTAGATGACTCCGGCAACCGAAGCCACCAGTTCACAGGATTCCCATTGTACGTTGTCGGCTTGTGAATAGAGTCTGATAACGGGCGAAACTGATAGGCCCATTTTGTTGACGCCATGCCAGCGCCGTACCACTTTAAGTTTTGATGACCATAGCGAACCCCATGGTGAACCCCATGGCGTGATACCTGTACCAATGGTCATTCCATAGATAACGGTATCAATCGGTAATTCGTCAAAATCTACGTCAATCTGAAACTGGCCTTCCACCATCCCATCGGCTTTGACATTTGGCCGGATCATGGTGAAAAACTTGGTTCGTTCGTTCGTGATTGGATAAAAGTAGCCCTGTCTAGCAGTGGCTACAATTCGTTCGCCTGCATCAGTACCGCCTCTATGAATGCGAATATCAGTGCCAGCATTATCTGCAAAATATAAATCCGTGCCGGTAGATGCAAACTGTGCAACCGGCAATCCTGTGTATGTGGTCCATGCTGGTACACGAGTATTGAAGACATATTGTTTGGTTTCGCTGTTACCTGTGATGATATTAAAATAGACGATGCCAGCGTGATACGTGGCGCTCCATCCATCATTGAATCCATATCGCTGGTAATCGGCTTTCCAGCTTGGGGCTATCTTTCCCCATGGGCCTAGCTTGGTTTCGTCATAGGCAAATCCCTGTGCGATAAGGGACAGGGGCAGGGGACCGTTTTGCGTGACCACAACCAATTCGCCGCCGATCTTGACCGTGCAGCCGTATGAAGACGGGATAGGCGGTGGAGCGTTGAATCTGGCCACTAACTGGAAGCCAGTGGCATCACCTAGTCCCAAGCCGGGGTTGCCGGAATAGACGAGAATTTCGCCTGTGGACATGACAAACACAGTGGTATCGGAAGGGCCTTCCCCGCCTGTCGCCATGGACCACGAGTTGATATCGACGCAGGTGCCGCCAGTGGCGATTTGCGATAGCTGGTGCTTGTTCAGAGCGCCGCCAACGGCTGATGAACCCGCATAGCAAACATCGGCAGAACCTTTGATGGTGAACCAAAGCCGGTCCCTGACAAGCTGCACAGTGGCCAGCTTGGCAACGTTGATGGAGTCACCAGTGAAGGATGCAGCGGCGAATGTGGTGCCGTTGTATATCCATGGGGCATCAGTGCCATTAACGCCAACGATGTTGCCCGCTAGGTTTTCAGTATTCCAGCGGTCGTTGGTGATCGTTGTATTGGATATCTGGATAGGGCTGGTTCCAGAAACATCAAAAATCTTATTGTCGCCAGCCGCTAAAATGGTTCGTGCGGTTGGTGATGAATGGACAAAGATGGATTTATAAACAGTGTCGCCAGCGCAATGGGTATAATACCCCGGCCTGATATTGCACGATCCGGCATCCGGCAGGAAGTTCTCTAAAACTCGTGCTTCATCTGGCCTTAGTATGTTGAATGAGTCTCTGGTATTCAAACCTTGGAATGGTGCTGGAATAGATACGAGTTGACCGGCACCTTGGGATTCGGGAAAAATCTTTCTATTTGCCATTAAATTCCAAAATTAACCTCTGGAATGTTGGCATACATAGAATGTCGTTTGCGGCTTAGGTCGATTATAGGCTTTGGCCTATCAGCGCCTTGGATAGCGTCTATTGCTGCAATATAATCTGCTTTCAGTTCCGAATATGGTAATCCCTTGTTTGCAACAAATCTAAATTTTATGCCTCTTGCGACCAAATCACCATCAAATCGGCAGATATCGGAATCCAATGAAAAATCTTTTTTTGGATTGCCGTCGATATCTTCAACATAGCAATTGGAATAGTAGTTAAATGATACCGTCTGTGCTGATGTTGGCACCGGCATAAATTTTAATTTATTTTCTTCAATGATGAAACGCTTCAAGACGCTGGATATCAGCCCCGATTGAATTGCTTTCCATTCACGGTCGCCAGTTACCGTAATTGATTCAGCAGTGGTATCATTCCAGAACGTCAATGAAATAGGTGACTGATAATCCGATGGAAGGTCATAGGCAGCTTGCCCCGGAACGGTCGTGATTGTGTATGTGCGCTTAAGTGCCTGCCAAGTGTAATCTCTGTTAAGTTCCTTGCAAATTTGTGATGCAAATGCTCTTAACAGGATTGCATCTGGACTCTGATTTCCAACGATTGATTGCAGTTCATAACCAAGAAATTCACGTGCAACCACTTGGCATAGTTCCAAGAGGTTATCCGCCATTTATATTTTTATTCCTCTTTTTCTTTAGTCGCCTTAGTTGGCTTTGCCTTTTCTGCATCAGCTAATTTCTTTGCAACTTCGGCATCAATTCTGGCCTTCAATTCGGCTTCCTGTTTGGCCTGTTCAATTTCTCTGTTTTTCAGTTCGGATTCATAAGCATCAAAGACTTTTGAAAATCTGTCTCTGATAGCTGCAAATTCATGTGGTTCCCACTTGCTGGCAACAGCCCATGTATAGGAAACATCACGATTGATATTCTCTCCACCTTCAACCTTATGTTCGATAGCTGGAACCCATTTGTCGCCTTTCTCAAATTCGACCATCCTGCCCCTGACAATTTCATTGGTATCTGGAACGGGATCGTTTGACCGGAACCACTCTGTAACTTGTCTAATTCTCAATATTTTTTCCTTTCAATAAATTCCTATAAAAATGGGGCATCTGTGGTTTGCACAGACACCCCATTGAATCTATTTATACGTTTCCTAATGTTCAGAAATTAAGCCTGACTACCAGTGTCAATTTCATATACCCAACCGTAACCGTTGGCAGGAAGGGAAACAGTAGTCTGGAAATTGCCGCTGGTGTTAGCCGTGGCCACGAATGAACTGGAAACCTTGACAACCGTATTAGCGGCAATAAGGGCGCTGGCCTGAACATAGACATAGCGTCTCATGTCGTTAGCTAGAGCCTGATCACCTATGGCTGTTTCGGGAACCGTACTGGTGCGGGAAAGTGAAAAGCCCACTTTCCCATCTGTAATAAACGCCATGTCTGTTACCCTTAGCCTACGATGACAGCCTGATTTCTGCGACCAGAAACAGTCATGTTGCCGCCCCAGAAAATAGGAATCACATAAGCATCCTGATTAACTGAATCCTTGGCCTTGCCAGTGATAAAGTTTCTCTTTTCATGCGGTCTAAAGTGAATGAACTTGGTGTTAAGAACATACATTCTAGTCGCCGCACAATTAGGGTCATAAGTGACTACAGCCTTTTTGTACTTGTAGCCGTTAAATGAAGCCTGTGCAGTATCCGCATCAACGAACATCTTTTGTTCACGCATCGCCTTTTCAAAGAAGCCGAAATATGTAGCGCCAGCTACAACCAAATCTGGAACGGATGAACCGAAAGATACATTCATGTATGCATCGTCAAGAGCATCGATAATGGTATCTTTTGATGCAGTAGCTGAATGGTCTGAAAAATCATAAACGTAGTTTTTCCAGAACGTATTAGCGCTGGAATCGATACCGCCGACCGTGCCAACACCAGTATCAGATACAAGGTGCTGTAGACCACCAATGGCCTTACCCGATGCTTCCGAGTTGGAATAGAACAGGGCAGCGCCGATGGCGTTAGACAAAGCGGTTTCGGCGTTTGAAATTTTCGCCCTGAAAAAATCATGCATCTTGGATTTACCAGCATGAATCATTTCATCACGGCCAGAGAACGTTACGTGTGCAGCAGCTTGCTTGATGGCAAAGTTTGCAGTCGTAAGAGATTCTTCCTGATCGGTATTCAGAGTTTCAGCGCCAGAGTACCAAGCGGTAGACAATGAGCCGGCGTATGAAAGATTTTGCAGGATTTCGGCACCACCGTCGAACGTATTGACGTTGCCATTTTTCGTTACGTATGAAAGTAGCGCATTGTTTTGAGAAATGTTGTCTGCGAAATTCTTTGAGTAGTTAGCAATTGCAGCAGATAACGCTTCCGAATAGTTATTGTTTGGAGAAGCCAATTTAATTACCTATGTTGTTATTATTGTTAGAGTCCATATTCCCCAAGTGTTTCTGAAATAATATCATCTAAAGACATATTGGCTTTTACGGCTGGAACATGTGAGCCAACTTGTGGCTTGATTGTTCTAGCTGCTTTGCCTCTTTCTGCCTCTAAAGCGGCCTTTTGTCTCTGAACTTCCATTTCAACAAATTTGTTATGATTTTTGGCAATTGCCAAATCATAAGCCATTCTGAATTTTTGTTCAGGGTCAGCCATGGATTTAATCGCTGGCGTACCAGTGATAATATCGGCCATGGTATCCGCTAATTCTTCATCGAAATGTGGAAAGACAGGATTGCCTTCCTCATCCTTGAGATTAGCCGCATTGTTCACATATGTCTGAAAGTGGTCAAACTGCGCTTGCTGTTGTGCCTGTTGCCAAGCATTCTGCATTTGCGCATTAAACTGTTTCACACCATTCAGTTCATCTTGGAGTTTTTTCACCATCGGATCAACAAATGTATCATCTGTTTTTTCCGCTGATGTTGTGGTTCCAAATAGCTGTTCTGGTTTGAGTCCGACTTGCTGCATTACCATCTTGATATGTGCAACCGGATCGTTAATCAGGTTGGTGTAGCCTTGAATGATTTGATTGACAAAATCGGTTTTAGAAATACCGGATTGCCCCAACATCTGTTCAAAGTTTTTCAAGTTGGCATCTACAGCTTCCCAACTCTTACGTTGTTCAGCGTATTTTTCACCCTGTTTGCTTAGTCCACGTTCAGCATCTTTTGCCTGATGTAACCATGCCTTTTTGGCTTCTGGTGACAACGTTTCAAAGATTGCCTTATGTTCACTAGGCCAGTGTTCAGGAGGATTCAGAATATCCGCCTTATCGGCAGACTCATCATCTTCTGTTTTTTTTGCTTTTGCTACTTCCTCTGGAATATCCGCATTTGCAGACTCCAAATTCGTGTTATCGGCATTTTCTACAGTTGCCGAACTGTCGTTCTCATTAGCTTCAAAATCGTCCAGCGCTGAATTGATAATTGAATCTAAAGAATTGTTATCGTCATCCTGACCAGCATTGCCCTTTTCAGAGCCGCTTTCAGTCGAAATGTCTTTTGTCATGAATCTATTTATCTTTCCTTTTTATAGTTGACGTATATATTTAT